TGCCATAACACCATACACTCTGCGTGTTGTGTACACTTCAGATATATCAGAGTTAGGCGTGTAAGTTTCTTTGTAAGATGTTCCTTTATGAAACCCTGCAAGTGGTTTTCTTGTCGCCCCAAACATTCTTTCATCATACTCTAGTCTTTTAGCATCTAATTCTTCGAGAGCATCTCCTAATACAGTTTGATACTCTCTTACATGCAATGATGCAGATTGACCTAGTTCCTCTAATCCTCTACCTGTGACAAAAGCATTAGGCGATTGTCCATCATCAGATACAGGATAAGCTGCACCAAGTCTAAGGTGTCTTTCTAATCTATCTACTTGTTGAAATAATTGATAAGGTAAATTGTTTACAGGCTTTGATACTTGTGAACCAGGTGTCAAATAGTTAACTGCAAATCTACCTTTACGATATTTACCGCTTTCTATTTCACCAACAATGTTTGTTTCTGTAAAAACTGCATCTTCCATAGCAATAGTTCCAAGTATGTTAATCTTTGCCATATTCGCCATAAGACCTGTAATGTGTTGAAACTGTGACTGCATTTGGTCAAATGAATATCTTTTTGCTACTACAAAACAAGGACCTGATTTAAGTACATTCGGCATAAAGTCTATAATCTTTTTGTTTTCAGGTAAAAAGATATATGTTCCTTCATTATCTCTATACTCAACAACTACTTTGCCATGTCCTGTTGAGTTAGCCCAACTACCTGCTCTATCTGAACTATCGTATAAAGCAGAGTATGGATTTTGAAAACCACTGTCGTTTTCTTCTTTTGCATAGATAAATTCTTTTGCTTCAGGATATTGTTCAGCCAATATATTGTGTGGTACACGACTAATTATTGCTAATTCTTTTGGTTGTTGGTCATTGCCAAAAGTTCCAGGATAACAAGTAAAAGGGTCACGAAGTTCTGCGTAAGGATATGGAGAACCATTTTTATCTCTTCTGTGTCCTATTGTCCACACAACAAAACCATATCCAGGAAGCCATCTACCAACTTGTGGTAATTGTTTGTTTAGCTTTTGATATTTGTCATAACTTACAACTATACGCTCTAGTTTTTCAGATTTTTTTCTTGCTCTTTCACTGTCCTTTTCATTTATTATATCTACTTTGATGTCAGGACTTCTGCCTAATTTTTGTGCAAATCTTTCTAGTGCTGTCAAAAATAAATTAGGGGCAGGTAACTCGTGATATTCTACATTTACTTGGTTGCCTAGCAATGCTTTGACTGCGGCTTCTCCACCATTCATAATGTCACGAATACGACTTCTATCAATCATTTGGTCTTGATTTATTACTCTAAGGTAATCTATTTGGTCGTACAATTTTTTGCTATCTAAAGGCATTTATCTCCAATTATCATAATCTATATTACTAGGATTATAGTCAGAAAAACTAGGATTGTAATCATATCCAAGTTCTGCAAAGCGCTCTTTTTGCATACGCCTAATTGCTCTCATTGGAAACCAACTAGCCATAACAATATCTGTTTTAGTTCCTACGCTTTTGCTTTTGTTTCTAGCAGAACTAAAATAAACCAACTGACTTGTATATAAGTTTATCTTTTCTTGTGCTTCAAATCCACTATAAGGTAAATTTATTAGTTTATCAGCAAACATTGGTCGCATAGCTGTCACACCAAACAATGGGTCAAACTTTTGATTTCGTGTTTCGTGTCCTTCTAAAAATACACCATGTCTATTTGCAAAATCTTTTATAGATACATCTTGTCGTATAGCTTTTTGAAAACCATTTTCTTCTATAACCCAATGACTACAGTTGTACTCTGTCCACCATTTTTTAATTATTTGTAATGCTTGTGGTATTCCACCACCTAAATTGTTTTCTATATCTATTAAAAACAATGTGCCTGTTTCAGTATTGTAACCCCACAATACTGCAGCTTGATAGCCTGTAGATGCAGGGTCAAGTCCTGCTATAAGTCTTACATTGATTGGTATGTCACCTATTGCTCTACTTTGGTCACGACACTGTTCTATTTCTTCACGCTCAAACAAAGCAAGTCCATCAGGCATAGCTACATTAAGATATACCATTTCGTATATTGCTCTACCACCTGTAGTTTCTGCTGCTCGTTTTCTGTCCATCAACCATTTATAAGTACGCTTACCTGTCCACAACATACACTCTGTATGTGCTTCTTCATCCCAATCTGCAATGTTGCAAGATGTGTCGTGTGCTTCTTCGACCAATGTTTTCCAACTTTCGTTATCTAACAAATGAGAATACAAGTCATCATAATGTTGCCTAGAACCAATTACGATTATTGCTGTATGTTCTTCTTTACGACTTGATAGTGTTGTGGTCCACCAATTCCTAGTATTTTCTCTTGATGCAGGTTGCATAGTAGATGAATGGTCCTCTAAATCATCACCGATAATAATGTCGCAATCTCTTGATAATATTTTACCACCACGACCAATACCTACCATAGTAGGTGATTTGATACCTGTAACTGTTCTAGTGCCAACAGTAAAACCATTTTGTGACCATGCTTTACCTGTACGACTTGTAGGTTTAAAAGTTTTTCCAGGAGGACATAATTCTTCTATAAGTTTTTCGTTATTTTCTAATTGGTCAATTACAGAGCTTACTGCATTTTTAGCAATCTCTTCGTTACCGCCTACCCATAGAATACGAACATTAGGATTTTTTATAATTAACCACACAGCAAAATGTATAAGCAAATCTGTTTTACCATGTCTAGGTGGTGACAGTATCATCTGTTGGTCGCCATGTTCGATAGCTTCTAAAATAGATTTTATCCACCTAATGTGAAATTCAGGTGTTTCGTAGGGTTCTCCTGTTTCTGTTAAAAAATATCTATCTCTAAATTGTTTGAAATCATTTAGTGACTTTTCTGCCTTTGCAGGTATAGTCCAATTTTCTGCTTTTGCTTTTGTTTCCATGTCCTCTACCCAAGCAGCGTAAGCATAACTTAGTGCGGCTTTTGTACAACCTAGTAAAGCAGCAGCATCTTGTTTTAGCATGTCACCTTTTAAAATTAAAGGTCCTAGATTTTTTTCTATTAACTGTTCGTAAACTTTGCCTCTGCGTTTTTGTACATTGCCCTCTGCTACAGGTTTACCATCATGGTCAATTTCATATACAGCACCTTTTTTCTTAGCATGATATACAGCGTTGTGATAGCTTTTAGAACATGTAGAAGAACAAAATTTTTTCTTTGGTGGTCGTAAAATATTATGACAACCTTTTGCGAAACAGAGTTTAGTTTTTGTCATAATTTTTGCATTTCTTATTTTTACATTTTAATTTAAGTTTGACCACCTGTAAGTATTCCTGACAAACAGGACAGGCTATCTTCAATTATTTTTTTATTTTTTTAATTTTGCCATTTTTAGTTCTAGCAAAAATATGTGTTTTAGTTTCTCTAATAAAAGTTCCATAATGTCTTTTACCACCCCACATCCAACTAACTTGTCTAGCCATCAATCATCTCCTGCCCAATTAGGATTACCTGCATATTCTTTTTCTTCATCCATTACTTACGCTTTTTCTTAACAGCTCTTGATTTTTGTACAGCTTTTAAATCTATGTATCTACCTTCTTTATAAGCCTTTGCAGTCGCCTTAATTTCACGAGCAACAGAAGCCTTTGAATTTTTTTTATTCTGTAGGTATTTAGCAGGTACTCCTTTTTCATATCTTACTTTTCTTTTTGACATTATTTCTTTTTTCTTTTGATGTCATTATCTTGTGAATGTCCACCTCTTATAAAACTATTTACTCTACCCATAGCCCAAGCTGCCATACTAGCTGATTTACTTCCACTAGATAAGTAAGCACCTTGTCCACGCCTATAAACTTGTGCTAATTGCCCATAAGTATATTTGCTTTTTGCAGCTTTAGCTTGTAGAGCTTTTTTAGTTGCTGCATTAATAGGTTTTCTTGCAGGTTTTTTCTTTGCCATTTTATCTCCTTTACCACATCTTGCAAGACCAATATCTTGCAGATGTTTTATCTGTTGCTGTATCACATTTATGTCTTGCTCTAAATGATTTTCTAGCTTCAGGATTATCTTTTCGTATCTCCATGTTAGGGTCACCAAACATAACCTTTTTTACTTTCTTACCATCCTTAACATAAACCTTAAATTTTTTTCTACCATGACCAGGTTCACCTTTAGTAATCCTAGAAGGTTTATTGAGCGTAACTGTTTTTCCTTGGTAGGTTGCCATTACTTACCAACTTTTTTTTGTGCGTTTACATGTGCTTTATTAAAGCTAGTACCTCTACGCATAGAGTTGTACATGTATTGCATGTGTTTTTTTGTATGATGCTTTGAATGTTTTTTCATAGCATTCTGTTGACTTTTGGTCAACTTAGATACATCAACACCTTTTACCTTCATTATTGTTTTTTTCTTCTTTTGCTATCTCTAAGTTTTTTAAAATCAGCACCTGTTATTTTATCAAATGGTGGTGCGACCCTAGCTAACTTTTTTTGTTTAGGGGAGTAATCTTTGAAAGGCATTAGTAGCCCATTCTTTTTTTTCTACCCTTAACTGTTTTTTTCTTTTTCTTATATTTCATAAAAACAACTATAACACAAAACTCCACCGAAGTGGAGTTCTGTTGTACAGTATGTCCATTACTGTTATGAAAGAAA